GCAGGTGTACGTCCAGCCTCGAAATAGACCTACGATCCCCACTTTTTGGAGTGGAGTAAGTAGAATCTAGATCGAGGAACGTAACACGACCAAGCAGTGGAGACGATGGACCAACGTCCGGGAAATGCGAAAGCAGTGTTCCCAGATAATGATCCATCCACTTCGCCGACTGCCATTCGCAATCCTGATAGAACAGGTTACGAAGGGCAACAGACGAGATAACTCCACTCGCATCCTGCTGTCGTGTCGGAAGTACACGGCGAACCTTGACAACTGAAACGTCATGGCCGTCGTAGTACTCCCGACCGCAAGACTCTCTGAACCTTCCGGTCCAGTAGGACTTGCCGGCGTTTACTCTGTACCCAAAAGTACTGAGTTCGTCGACGACAGACAGCACATGTTCTCTGGGGACAATTAGATCGTCCCCATAGACACGCACCCGCTCGTCAAACAGCTTAATAAGCTGATGACGAGAAAGCGGAGAGCTTAGCTCTCTCTCGATCCCGAGGAAGATCAAGGTCGTAAAGACCATGGCTTCAACGGGAAAGCAGAGAGCTGAACCCATAGATGCGAACGATCCCGAGGAAGATCAAGGTCGTAAAGACCATGGCTTCAACGGGAAAGCAGAGAGCTGAACCCATAGATGCGAACTTGGCCAGGCGTATTACGCCATGACCAGGCACATCAGCCTTACGAGACCTACATGATTGGACTGCCTCATGCAAATGAGGAAAGTCCTCAAATAGGGCTCGAACATGCTGATTCGAGACACGATCGGACGCTTCACTCAAATCGAGTGTAGCTAGATCCCCGCTGAGGGATCCAGAACGAGCAAGACGCTGATTAGGCGTCTGATCGTCCGAACCGATAGTGCGCGAGAGGAAGTCATCCTCTTTAAGCGCACTCGCGAGTGATCGCTTGAGAGCCTGCTGGCAATATTGCATTGCCGTAGGCTCAATCGCGATCACACGGGGTGACTTGAGCGTCTTAGGAACAGTGATAACCCTTACGGGTATCTCTGAACCGGGTTCGAGGAAGTCGATTTCATGCTTATAATCAGCGTATTCACGCTGATTAGAAAACATGAATTCGCTTGCAGGAAAACACCTCTGCAAGCGACGAGGCCAGGCACGCTGATTGAACTTACCATTGCTGGTAAGCCGATCAGCGACAGCGCCCGGACCATGCTTGGGGATCAAACGTCCCCAGTAGACATCTCTGTCTACTTTTGCGAAAGTATCCGCAAAAAGCATATTCGACATACGCTTGAAATCCTCAAGAAATTGGGGATCAAGCAAATTGTCGGATTCGCGAACTTCCTGCTCACACTGGACGAAAGCATGCATTGCTGATCGCTCGCGTTTGGCAGTGACAACCTTTCGGAAATCACCGCCAGAGTCTTGCGACTCAGGCAAGGCGATCTTGCTAAACATCAGCGTTAGCCGACGTATAGCATGGATTGCATCAATACACGGATCGTCCAGAAGCACACCGCTAACTGGATTGAACACACGTCCAAGGAAACCTTGCATAAAAACAGGGAGACCAGTAAGACGATCCCGCCTAAAAGCGGGAACGTCCGAAGGGACGACGAAACCTTGGTCAAGCCACTTTTGGGTAGCTTTTCCAAAGTCCGCCAGGGTTATCGCAAGAAACGATAGCCCCTCGTGTTCAAA